CCCCGGCCGCCATGTTTTGCGCCCCCCACCCCCTTGTTTCCCGCAACCCACCCCCTGTTTTCTGCAAAAGGGTCCCATCCCCGGCTACCTGCAAAATGACGCAGGCAGAGACGTCTAAAGTGAGTCGGTGACAACCATCGCACCCTCGGGCACACCCGTCGCGAGGAGGTGCGACATGCAAGCGATGTTCTGGGTTACCCTCATGCTGGGCTTTGCCGCCCTCGTGACCAACCCCACCCCCTCAATCACGGCAGCGGGGCTGCTGATCTGCGCTTGCGTGTTCCGGATCGGCTCCGTGCTGCGCAGTGAGATCAGGGCACTCGACAAGAGCGACCGGCGCTAGCGTGACCGGTGCGGACATGCTGTGGACGGTCTACGCAACCGGAGTGGTTGTTGTTCTCGGACTGGGCATCGCCTTCGTCCGGGCGCCGGCATACCGCGAGCCTGTCCTGACGGTCGTGTTCGCCGCTGTGCTCTGGCCGCTGGTCGTGTGCGTTGCCGCCATCGAGATGATCGCCGACATGACCTGGCGCAGGGATTGAGCATCGCTTGACGACGGGCACGGGCGCGCTGTAGATCGCCAACCGAGGGGGCAAGCGGCCAAGTGGACCTGTCCAGTATTTCCGAGCAGGACCTCGCGGCGTTCGGGCCGGAGGGGCTGGCCTACATCAAGTGGCAGGCGGAGTGGTCACAGACCGCGCGGCCCAACCAGATAATTCCGAAGGTGCATCCGGATACCGGGGAACTGTGGAGCGAGTGCGGGGTGCAGGCCGGACGCGGCTTCGGCAAGACCCGCGTCGGCGCGGAATGGCTCGGGCGCGAGGTCTACGAGGACCCGTCGGGCTTTCCGAGCGCGGTCATCTGCCCGACGTTCAGCGACGTCAAGTTCACCGCTTTCGAGGGCGAGAGTGGATTGCTTCGTGTCGTGCCGCCTGATCTGGTGGTGAGCTACAACAAGTCGGATCTCACCATCGAGATGCGCAACATAGCCGGTGGCACCGCGCTCATTCGCGGGTTCTCGTCGGAGAAGCCGGAACGCTTGCGCGGGCCTCAGAATACGCGAGGATGGTGCTTCGTCGCAGGGACCCAGGTACGTATGGCCGACGGCTCGGAGAAGGCGATCGAGACCGTGCGGGCCGGCGAGAGCGTGATGACCCGCTTCGGAGCCCGCCGTGTGCAGACGAGCGGTCGGAGCGCCAACCCGAGCCGTCGGGTACGGCTAGAGTTTGGCGCGACGAGTTTGACGTGCACCGAGGATCATCCTATTCTCACGACGCGTGGCTGGGTCGGGGCCGGTGCGTTGGGCGAAGGGGACGAGATATGGTCAGTGTCTGGTACGCTGGAACATCGTGGTGGCAGCGGCCGGATGGCTACTACAGCCACCGGCGACTTGGGCAGTTGCTCCACAGGCGCATCTACGAGGATAATTTCGGGCCTGTTCCAGCGGGTATGGCTGTCCACCACAAGGACCACGACCCAACCAACAACGATCCTGCCAATCTGGAACTCATGGCACGCGGCGACCACACCCGGCATCACGTCGAGGGCGTCGAGTGGTCGGACGAGCGCAAGACAGCGCAGGCCGCTCGCTTCAAGGCGTTCCTGGCTACGCTACCTGCTCAGCGTCTCGTGTGCGTTCAGTGCGGCGAGACTTACGAGCACAAGGCTATCAGCCCTCCGGGTGGTTTCTGCAGCACCCGATGCATGGATATCTACCGACGGCCACGGTTCGGTGGCGAGGTTCGGAAGTGCGCGCACTGCGGAGACGGATTCGACGCGGTGCGACCAGTCCAGAAATTCTGCTCCAAGGCGTGCAACCAGGCGCACGCGGCTATCCGGCCGCCCGTCGACCGCACGCCGATATCTTGTGTGCAGTGCGGCGCAGTCTTCACGCCCAAGCGAAACAACGCCAGGTTCTGCTCCCGGCCTTGTGCTGTCAAAGGTGCCTATAAGGCGCCTCGTAAGACTAAGGGAGCGCGCTCCGGTCTATGACCTGACAGTGGAAGACGTGCACGAGTTCATCGCCAATGGCGTCGTCGTTCACAACTGCGACGAGATCGCGGCGTGGCAGAACGCCGAGGATACCTGGGACATGTACCAGTTCGGCCTGCGCCTCGGCGAGCACCCGCAGACGCTGTGGACTTCTACGCCCAAGCCCAAGGAACTCGTGCGCAAGCTGATCGCGCCGATGTCGGGGCGCTTCATCATTCGTGGCTCGACCTACGAGAACAAGGCCAACCTGCCGTCCGGCTTCTTCAAGCAGATCGAGCAGTACGAGGGGACAACCCTCGGACGGCAGGAGATCGCCGGCGAGCTTATCGACCCCGAGGAGTCGGGCATCGTCAAGCGCTCGCACTTCCGGCTGTGGTCCCACAGCAAGCCGTTGCCGGCCTTCGACATGATCATCGTCAGCCTCGATACGGCGTTCACGGAGAAGACGCTCGACCGCAAGTCCCACAATCCCGACGCAACGGCCTGCACCGTCTGGGGTATCTTCCAGTACGAGAAGCGCGGCAACATCATGCTGCTCGACTGCTGGGACGAGCACCTCGGCCTGCCCGAGCTGATCCGGCGCTGCCGGCGCGAGATGGCGGCGCGCTACGGCGACGACAGCGGGGTCATGATCAAGCCCCAGTTCGGCCCGGCGACGAGCGATACCGCAGGGCGGCGGCCCGATATCCTGCTGATCGAGGACAAGGGCTCGGGCATCTCGCTCCGGCAGATGCTCGAGCAGGAGGGGATCATTGCCTATCCGTACAATCCCGGGCGCGCGGACAAGCTGACACGCCTGCACATCGTCTCGCCGGTCTTCGCCCGGCGCCTCGTCTGGCTGCCCGAGAGCAGCAACCCCATGCGCCGCGGCATGCCGGTCAACTGGTGCGACACCATGCTGGCGCAACTGTGCTCGTTCACGGGGACGGGCAGCATCAAGCACGACGACTACGTCGACTCGGTGTCGCAATGCCTTCGCCTGTGCATGGACAAGGGGTTCCTGTCGGCCGCGCGGCCGGCGCACGAGGAGCGCCGGAAGGACGAGGAGGAGACCGTCAGGCGACACGCAAGGGGCCCGAGGGTCAATCCATACGCCTCTTGACGACGCATGGGAGGCGTGCGACTTACAGCGGGTGGTTTAAAGGAGGGCAGGCGGATGGGGTTGAGCGACGCGGCGATGTCAGGGGATGAGACAGACCGTCTTCCTGAAGCTACTCCCGACGTCGTTGTCTTCAGGCCGTGCGTGCCCCGCGATCACTGGGTCGCCATCGCCATGAACGACATAGCCGACCATGTGCGCACCAAGCATTCGCTGCGCGTCGACTGGCAGCGCTGGACCGTGATACCCGAGGATGACGCGCTGGCGATGGTCTACCCGCCCGGGCTATATTTCGAGGGGTGGGCCGTCGCCCCGCACAGCATGGTGCCGCAGCATCGCGAGCCGGCCGGCGTCAGCGTGCCGCGAGAAGCGTATGTCTGAGCGGTCCGAGGACAGCGCGCTGGCGCCGGGCGGTTTCACGAACTACCCTGTCAGTATTGCCGAGGCGAGAGCGGATCGGGAGGACGACTGCCGCTTGTGGACGCCGCGTGACGCGCTGATCAGCCTGCTGCGCGACCTCGACAGTGGCAAGACCAGGGCCGATGCGCTGATGTGCGTCTACCGGGAGCGCCTGCCGGACGGCAACACGCGGACCCACTTCGTCAACGCAACCCCCGACATCCACACCGCGCTGGGGTTGCTGACGGCCGGGCATTTCAAGCTGCTGGAGGATTGAGGGCCTGTGGCTATCCATGACGCGCCGACTGCGGTATACGCACAGGTCTTCGCAACGGGGGCCGGCGACTGATGGATGAGGACGAGGACCGCAAGGACGACATCGCCGAGGGCGAGTACATCGACCTCGGCGACGAGGATGTCGACGTCGAGGACACCGACGACGGCGGCGCCCTCGTCACTGTCGGCGATCGACGGCAGCGGTCCGAGGACTTCTACGCCAACCTGGCCGAGGACATGCCGGAAGGCGAACTCGACCGCCTGGCCACCTACTTTACCGACCTGATCGAGCGCGACCGGCAGTCCCGCAAACGCCGCGACGAGCAGTATGCCGAGGGGCTGCGGCGTACCGGTCTCGGCGACGACGCCCCGGGTGGCGCAACTTTCGAGGGTGCGTCCAAGGTCGTGCATCCCATGCTGGTGTCGGCGACGGTCGACTTCGCCGCACGGTCTGTCCGCGAACTGTTCCCGCCGGAAGGACCGGTCAAGGATTCCATTCCCGGCGACATATCGCCCGAGAAAGTGCGCAAGGCCAAACGCAAGCGCGCGCTGATGAACTGGCAGTTGACCACGCAGTGCCCGGAAGCGCGCAGCGAGATCGAGCAGATGCTGACGCAGGTGCCGATGGGCGGCGCGCAGTATCTCAAGCTGTCGTGGAACGAGGGTCGCAACCGCCCCAGTTTCCTGTTCGTCGCCATCGACGACATGCTGCTGCCCTATGCCGCGTCCAGCTTCTACTCGGCGCAGCGCAAGACCCATGTCCAGTACCTGACGCGCGTCGACTTCGAGCAGCGCATCCGCGCCGGCGAGTACCGGGACATACGACTGAGCGCCGTCTCGCTGATGCCGGACCAGACCGATGCGGCGCAGGCCAACGACAAGATCGAGGGGCGCGAGGACACCAGCTACAACGAGGACGGGCTGCGCGAGGTCTACGAGATCTACGCGCTGTGCTCGCTGTCGGCCGAACACTATCACCGCGAGGGCGACTTCGGTGACATAGGCGAGGACGACGAGGCCAAGCCGTACATCATCACGATCGACAAGACGTCCGGCAAGGTGCTGTCGATCTACCGCAACTGGGATGAACTCGACGACAGCAGCGAGGAACTGCAGTGGTTCGTGGAATTCCCGTTCGTGCCGTGGCGCGGCGCCTATCCAATCGGCCTGCCGCACATGATCGGCGGCCTAAGCACGGCTGCAACCGGAGCGCTGCGCGCGCTGCTCGACGCTGCGCACATCCAGAACACGCCTTCCGGCATGAAGCTCAAGGGCGTCACCCGCGGCGGCCAGGATGTCGCGCCGCTGCCTGGCGAGATCGTCGAGATCGATGGCGGCCTCGTCAACGACGACATCCGCAAGCTGTTCATGCCGATGCCGTACAACCAACCGTCCGGCACGCTGTTCCAATTGCTCGGTTTCATCGTCGACGCTGCGCAGGGCGTGGTGCGCACGACTTTCGAGGACATGGCCGAGCAGCGCGCGGACGTGCCCGTCGGCACTACGCTGGCGCGCCTCGAGCAGGCCATGGTCGTCTACCGGGCCATTCACGGGCGTCTGCACGACGCCATGCAGCGCATGCTCGGCATTCTGCACCGTCTCAACGGCATGTACCTCGACGACGAGAAGATCGAGAGCGAGCTGGGTGAGGAACTGGCAACGCGCGCCGACTTCGAGGGTCCGCTGGATGTTGTCCCGGTCAGCGATCCCAATATCTTCTCCGAAACCCAACGGGTCATGCAGGGGCAGGCCATTGGCCAGCGCGCGGCCGAGCGCCCGGACCTGTACGACGCCCGCAAGGTAGAGGAATTCATCCTCGCCACGCTCAAGATACCCGATGCCGAGAACCTGCTGGTGCCGGCGGTCCAGCCCAAGGAGCAGAACGCGGTCAACGAGAACGTCGCGGCTACCGTAGGCCGGGCGGTCAATGCGTTCCCGGAGCAGGATCACCTCGCGCATCTGACGACCCACATTGCGTTCATGCTCAGCCCGACTTTCGGGATGAATCCGCTGTCCGCGCCGGTATTTCTGCCGATCATGCTCAACCACATCAACGAGCACGTCAGTTGGTGGTACGCGTCGACCGTGTTCAATGTCGCGAGCGAAGCGCTCGGCAAGGATCTCGGAGACGAAATGAAGGGCATCAAGGACGATCACGAGAGCCGCCGCGCTCTGGATCGGATGCTCGCGGAAGCCACGCAGCTCGCGGTCAACCAAGGGCAGCAACAGTTCGCGCAACTCCCGCAGATCATACAGCAGGCGCAGCAGGTCCTGGCGCAGTTTGCGCCCAAGCCGCAGATCGACCCGCGCACCGAGGCCGCCATGGCCAAAGTCAATCAGGCGGCGCAATCCAACGCGCTCGACAACAAGACCGAGATCGAGACCGAGCAGATGCGGCAGGCCGGCGAGAACCAGCGCAAGATGGCCGAGTTGCAGGTTCGCAAGCAGATCAACGACGACGACAACGCGACGGCTGCGACCATCGCGTCGGCCGAGATCACCTCGGGCCAGCGCGTAGCCATGTCGTCGGGTGGGGGTTCAGGCCCCAACCCGAGAGGTTAAACAGGCGAAGAAAGAAGGGTGAACCATGCAAACTGAATCTCTGATCGCGACCGAAGCCGAGTGCGCTGAAGGTCGAACTGCGCCGCGCGTGTAGCTCACCGACATCGAGGCGAATATCGCGTTCCATGCCTCATTCACCGCCGAGGAAGCTGTCCAGGCTCTCGGGAGCTATGGATGGCTGCACGGTGTGTACGACACCAACGATACCCCGGCGTCGCTCGCTGTGCTTACCGTCTGCCTGATCGTGACCCGCAACGGCTTCACGATCATCGGCAAGAGCGCGCCGGCGAGCGCCGACAACTTCGACGCCGAACTTGGCCGCAAGCTGGCCTACGAGGACGCCGTCCGCCAGCTCTGGCCACTCATGGGCTATGCGCTGCGCGAAAAACTTCACAACGAGGAGACGACCAATGGCCGATAAACCAAGCCCGGGCGTGAAACCGGGCCCGTACAGCGAGGACGCCGTTAACCAGCACAAGCGGATGGCCGCCACAGGCAAGCCGCGCCCAGGGAACGGCAGTAGCAAGTGATCGAACAACTGATTGCCAAGCTCAAGGCCGAAAGGAATAACGTCGCGCTGGAGACCATGCGATTGTCGTCCGGAGACGCTTTTGCAGTCGGTGTCCAGATCGGCATGTTCCGGGGCCTTGAGCGAGGCGAACAACTAATCAGGGAACTGCTTGACGAGCAGGACCGGAGAGAACGCAGCAGGTAGGGTGCGATGAGCGAGTACACACATTCTTTCAACCAGGTGAAATTCACCTACGAAGGCGGCTTGGCGGAGGCTTTTCCGCAAATTGACCACGGGATCCAGCCGCTTGGGCAGCGTGTGCTGGTTCAGCTCCGCAAGCCGAAAGCGAAGACCTCCGGCGGCATCATCCTGCCGAGCGACACCCGCGATACGGAGACATGGAACACGCAGATAGCGATCGTGCGCGCCGTCGGCCCGGTCGCCTTCAAGAAAATCGACGATCTCACCGCGTGGCCCGAAGGAGCGTGGGTCGGCGAGGGTGATTTTGTGCGCGTGCCCAAGTACGGCGGCGACAGGTTCAGTGTTACCGACGCGGACGGTATCGAGGTCATTTTCATTCTGTTCCGCGATACCGATCTCATCGCGAAGGTCACAGGTGATCCGCTCGCGGTAAAGGCTTTCATTTAAGGGTGTAGGGGGCGACAATGGCCAACGAACAGGAAAAACAGGGAACCGAGGAAGAATTCGAGGTTCTAGAAAACCCGCCCGAAGAAGTGGCGGACGACAAAAAGCCCGTCGATACCGGCGATGACGGCGCGGACGAGGACGAAGACGACGAGCGCCGCGCAGCGATCGACGAGGGCGATGATGAGGGCGATTCAGACGGCGGGGACATGTCCTACGCCAAGAAACGCCGTCTCAAGAAGCGCCGGCGCCGGCGTAGCGCCATCGACGAGACGCGGGCTCGCGAAGATTTCCTGCTGCAGCAGATCACGACGCTGCGCGGAGAGGTCGAGGCGCTCAAAGGCGTGTCGTTCTCGCACAGCGAGAGTAGCATAGACCAGCAGATGGCCGAGGCGCAGAGGCAGTTCGAGCAGGCCGACGAGATCGTCGGGAAGGCAATCGAGGCCGGCAACGGCGAAGACGCCCGGTTGGCCATGCGTATTCGCGACGAGGCGCGCGAAAAGATCAACCATTTCAGGAACGCGAAAACGCAGGTCGTGTCTTTGCGCGAGCAGGCCGCGCAGGCGCAACCTACGGATGCGCGCGTCGCCAGGCACAAGCAGGACTGGATCGACGCCAACAAGGATTGGTACGACGGCACCAATTCCGACAGCCAGATCGTCCGGACCATCGACGCGCAAGTCGCACGTGATGGCTTCGATCCGGCTACGCCCGACTACTGGCGTGAACTGACACGGCGCACCAACATCTATTTCAGTACGCGCGGGGGCGATGACGACGATGACGACGATGTGGCTCCGCAGCGCCGGGATGCGCCGCCTAAACGCCGCGCTCCACCGACCGGCATGACCCGCGAAACAGTCGGGGGCAGCGGCAAGCAGCAGATATACGTGACACCTGAGCAGAAGCAGGCTATGATCGATGCCGGGTACTGGGATGATCCTGTCAAAAGGAACCGAGTGCTCAAGCGGTACGCCGATCAAAGTCGCCAGACTTCGGCTCGATGACAGGGGCGGACAATGACTGACAAGACCGACGACCGCATTCGCCAGGACCTTAGTGTTGCGCGCAAGCCGCGTGCCGCGGAAGACCGCCGTCTTACCGAGGATCGCACGCTGACTGATGACGAGCGACTGAATATGTTCCGCCGCGAGCTATATAACGATGCACTTCCGAATTTGCCGGAAATTCCCGGCTTCCACTGTTGCTGGCTGACCACCAATTACCAGGGTGGGGACACGATCCACAAACGGATGCGCCTCGGCTACGAACTCATTCGTGCCGAAGAAGTGCCCGGTTTCAGCCATATCTCGATCAAGACCGGCGAATATGCCGGGTGCATCGGGGTCAACGAGATGGTAGCCGCGAAGATTCCCGAAAGCCTTTACCGGGGCTACATGCGCATCTCCCACCACGAGCAGCCCAACGAGGCCGTCGAGGCGCTTACCGCGCGTATCGAGGGCTACAAGGAGGAGGCTGCCAGCAAGGGCGGGCGCATCACGACCGACGTAGGCGAAGGGATCGACGGACTTGCGGACCTGCAGCGTTCTCACGCTCCCGCTCCCGAGGATTTCGTCTAGCGACGTATCCCGACGGAACGGGTTGGTTACAACTCGTTTTCAGGGTCTAAAACCATGTCTTCGACTTCCGCACCGTTCGGGCTTCGACCCGCGCTGCACCAGTCGGGCGTCGTGCGCCCGTCTGCGTACACTATCGTTACCGGCTATACGTCGGGAATTCTCCAGAACCAGCCGATCAAGATTGGCACAAACGGGTACATCGAAGCGGCGGCCATCAACGATCGCTTCATCGGCACCTTCCAAGGCGTCGAATATACCGACACCCTTGGCAAGCGCATCTACTCCAACCAGTGGATCGCCAACACCGCAGCGACCGACATCGTGGCCTACACGACCGAGGATCCGCTGATCACCTACGAGATCCAGTCCAACGCGGCGCTGGCTCTCACTGATATCGGGAAGCAGTACGACTTCACGACTATCACCGCCGGGTCGACCACCACTGGCCTGTCGCAGCTCATGCTGGACGTCGCTTCGAGCGCCGCCAACGCGAGCCTGCGTCTTGTCAACAAGGCGTCCTACATCAACAACGACTGGGGTGATACCTATGTCATCGCGCAAGTTCAGATCGCCGAACACCAGTTCGTCGCTGACGTTGCTGCTGTCTAAGGGAGGACACTGACAATGGCATCCCCCATGCGTTCAACCGATTTCCGCGACATCGTCGCCCCGATCCTCAACGAGGAATTCGACGGCGTTTACGACCTGCGGGAAGACGAATGGTCGAAGTTCGCTCGTGAATTCAACGGCATTGCCCGTGCGTATCACGAGGAGCCCGTGCTCTACGGCTTCGGCGCGGCGCCGGAAGTTCCGGACGGTACGCCCTTCACCTACCAGTCTGGCGGCGAACTGTTCGTTCAGCGCTACGTCTACAAGGTGTACGGTATGGCGTTCGCGCTTACCAAGGTCCTTGTTGAGGATGGCGACCACATCCGGATCGGCCAGATCATGTCGCGCAATCTCGCGCAGTCCCAGATCGAGACGAAGGAACTGCTGGGGGCGAACGTCCTCAACTACGCCTTCAACGCGAACTACCGGGGCGGCGATGGCGTGTCGCTGGTCAACGCCTCTCACCCGATGGTGACGGGCACCTACTCGAACCAGCTCACGACCGCGGCCAATCTGTCGCAGACGAGCCTCGAGCAGCTGCTGATCCAGATCCGCAACGCGACTGACGCCAACGGCAAGAAGATCAATCTTCGCCCGAAGCAGATCGTAACCGGGCCGAGCAACATGTTCCAGGCAGAGGTTCTGCTCAAGAGCGTGCTGCGCGCCGGCACCGCCAACAACGACATCAACCCCGTCAAGTCGATGGGGATGCTGGATTCGGAGGCGGCGATCATCTCGCGCATCACGTCGACCACCTCGTGGTTCATCACCACGAACGCGCCTGAGGGCATCAAACTCGCCATGCGGCGCAAGCTCGAAAAGAGCATGGAAGGTGATTTCGACACCGACTCCATGCGTTATAAGTCGAGCGAACGCTTTGCGTTCGGGTGGACTGATCCCCGTGGTATCTACGGAACGGCGGGCCTCTGAGCTAACTTTCTGATTTATCCGCACATTCTAAAGGGCGCTGTGTTCACTCGCAGCGCCCTTCTTTTCGCGGTTGACGTCCGAAGGCTATTTAGCTACGCACTTAGACATGGCGCGGACGGACCAACCCCACAAACTAACTCTTGAAACGTGGATCGCCAGATGCACGGATTTCAGCGACCACCGGAACGAGAAGCACCGTAATCTGGACTATAGGCGTCCGGAGACCGCAGCCGCGTGGAACGGCAGCCGCGTCAAAGTGCCGATCTGGTGCAACGTGCATGAGCGGTTCTTCGTGCAGCAACCCGCCAACCACATGAACGGACAAGGATGTCCGGATTGCGGCGCCAAGGCGAAGGCTGACAAACGGCGCAAGACGAACTGGCTCGAAGCCTTTCGCGCCAAGCACGGTGACGTCTACGACTATTCCCGCGTCGAGTACGTGAACAGCCACACACCTGTTGAAATCGTGTGCCGGACGCACGGCTCTTTCCTCCAGAAACCGCTGAATCACCAGGCAGGCGAGGGGTGCCCGCGTTGCTGGGAGGATCGGCGCAAAGCGCTCGGGAAAATACGCAACGATGATTTCAAGGAAACCTTCGCCGAACGCGCCGCGCAGGTTCACGGCGGCAGGTATGCGATCCTCAAGGCACCCGAGGAGGCGCACGATACCGCCTTGCTGCTGTGCTCGAAGCACGGCGAATTCGAGCAAAAGGCGTATTCGCATCTGGCGGGCCATGGCTGCTACCGATGCGGGGCGAAGGGGACGCACACGCAGAGAGATGTTGCCTGTTTTGTAGAGGGTTTGGGCGTTCGCATCGAACACGATAACCGAACCGTCCTAGGAGGCATGCACATCGATGTGTGGGCGCCGGACGTCGGGATAGGCATCGAGTACAACGGATCGTACTGGCATACTTACGAGCGCGTGGGAAACAAGCACCGGGAGAAGTGGGAGCGGGCCGAGCGCGCAGGTGTCCGCCTTTTGCAGATATTCGATTTTGAGTGGCTTGAGCGCCGAACGGCGGTCGAGGAGAGATTGCGCGCGATATTCGGTACCTCGGACAAGACCGCCGCGCGCTCGTGCCTGTTGCGGCCTGTCACGTGCGCCGAGCAGCGCGATTTCTTCGACGAGGTCCACACGCAAGGCGCGGGAAAACACCCGCTATATGCTTACGGATTGTTCGACGGCGCGCGGATGGTTGCCTGCATGACCTTTGGAAAGCCTAGATTTGGCAACTCGGCGTGGGAGCTTATGCGCTTCGCGTCGAGGGGGCGCGTCCAAGGCGGCTTCAGCCGGTTGCTCCGAGCTTTCATTCGAGAGCACGGGCCGGATCGGATAGGATCCTTCTGTGATCTGCGATGGGGCAACGGTGAAGTGTACGCTCAAAATGGTTTCGTGCTCGACCACACGACAAGCCCGGATATCTGGTATACCGACGGCAGCCGGAAGGTCGCACGGGAAGCATTGCAGAACCCGCCAAGCGGCCTGACGCAGCAGCAATGGGCTCGCGGGCAGGGGTTGAGCTTGGTGAAAGGAGTAGGGCACCGCTACTGGCTCTGGACCAAGACCGCGCAGCTCTGATAAGCAATGCGCGGTCAACAAGGATAAGAGACATGGCAGCCAAGAAGGACAAGTCTGTGCCCGCACCTGCTCCGGCACCTGCTCAGGAGCCGAAGGCAGCGGCAGCCTGTACCGTGTGCGGCGCGGTAACGGTCGATCTCGTGAATGGTGTCTGCGGGAACTGCCGGGGCTAAAGCTCCTCTTTCCACCCCGCCAGAAGCCTGATATAGACGACGACGGGCGACAAGGCGCAGACCGGAAAGCCCTGCGGATAACAGCAGTTGGTTTGGATGCCCCTCACAGAGGGACATTCCCATGACTTTGACCAATTTCCCCAATGGCGTTTCCAGCTTTGGTGTGCCGGTCCTCGGCAGCATCAGCGGCGTTCCGTTTACCGGAAACTACTATTTCGTGGATCCGGCGAGCGGTGCCGACGGCAACGAAGGCAGCGCCGAATCCCCGCTGGCCACGCTCTACGAGGCACACCGACGCTGCACCGACGGCAACAACGATGTCGTCATCCTCGTCGGCAACGGACAGTCGTCCGGCACCGCGCGCCTCTCGCTCGCGAACGCGCAGGCCATCGACAGCACCGCTACCACCGGCACGCTGACGTGGTCCAAGAACGCGACCCACCTCGTTGGTGTGTGCGCTCCGACGCAGGTCGGCCAGCGTGCCCGCATTGCCCCACCCACCGGCACCTATACGGCTTCGACCTTCGGGGCGAATGTCTTCGTCAACGTGACCGGCGCCGGCTGCCTGTTCTCCAACCTCGATATCTACTGCGGGTTCTCGACCGGCAGCACGACGATGGTTGCGTGGCAGGATTCCGGAGGTCGCAATGCGTACCAGAACGTCAACATCCAGGGCCTGGCAGACGCGGCGTCCGCCGGGGCTTCCGGCGCACGTGTGCTCAAGATCACGGGCAGCGGCGAAAACACCTTCTACAACTGCGTTATCGGCGTTGACACGGTCACGCGATCGGCGGCGAATGCCTCGATCGAGTTTGCCAGCGGGACTGCGCGCAACATTTTCCTGGGTTGCACTTTCCCGTTCCAGACATCGGCGTCGACGCCCCTCGGCATCATCACTTCCGCCGCCGCGGCGCTGGATCGCTGGCAGAAGTTCGAGGGCTGTTCGTTCATCAACAACGTGCAGTCCACCTCGACCACGATGTCCGGGCTCGCGACACTGGCGGCTTCCTCCGGTGGTCTCCTGTTGATGAAGGACTGCACGCTGGTCGGCATCACTGAATTTGGCACGGACGCCACGTCCCGCGGCCAGATTTACATCGACGGCGGCACGGTGACGGCCGGCACTGCCGGCATCGCGGTCAACCCGACCTGATGGTCCAGTGGGGCGGCCCCTGGGCCGCCCCCTGTGTCTTAGGATAGCGCAATGCGACCAGTTTCAGTTACCACCTCAGACGCTAGTGGCGGCACTAAGACGTCAAGCGTTGTTCCGCTCGACATCTACGCGCGGCCACAGATATCGCTGCAGGTAGACGTTACAGGTACGGCCACGTGGACGGTGCAGCAGACCCTCGACGACGTGTTCGATTCGGCGATCACCCCAACGTGGTTCGACCATCCGGACACCAACATGGTCACGCAGACCGTCGATCGGCAAGGCAACTACGGATACGTTCCGCGCGCCTGCCGGCTTGTGCAGAGCGCTGGTAGCGGCTCCGCCAAGTTGACGGTCATCCAGCCGGGTATCATAGGCTAGTGAGCGGGCTAGGGGGCGGAGACAACGGCCTTTACGGCGGTGTGGGCCTGTATCGCGGCTACTCAGGCTTGTGGAGCGGCGCGAGCGCACTCGTCAATCCGTATGCCGTATCCGTTAGCATCTCGCTCAGCGCATCGAGCGTTGACGAGGATGCTTCGCTGTCGACTGTCATCGGCACGCTGTCGGTCCTCAACGGCACGGGCACTTATACGTTCTCGATCACGGCGGACCCGGACAACAAGTTTGATATTTCCGGCGATGACCTGATCAACGACGGGACTTTCAACTACGAGGCGGCGACCAGCCATTCGGTGACGATCGAGGCGGACAATGGCGTCGACGATCCGGTCAGCCGCACATTCACGATCATAGTCACGAACGTCTACGAGGCGGCGAGCCTTTCGGCGCTGGCGCTCGATGATACCGACATTCCCGAGGACTCCGCGGCGACCGTCAACATCACCGGCGCGACCAGTGGATCCACGATCACGCTGCTGAGCGGCTCGCTGCCGACCGGCATGACGCTGAACAGCGGCGCCAGGACGATCTCCGGCACGCCCACGACGGCGGGCGAGAGCACATTCACCCTGCGCGAGACGCTGGCCGACAGCGCCAACAGCCCGAGGGACACGGCGCTTTCGCTTACGGTGTCCGAGCTCATTGTCATCACCGCGCCCGTCCTCGGCGACGCGGCAGTGCCGAATATCGCGGGCGACTGGCGGCCGGTGTACGAGATTGACTTCGTCGACGCCTATCCGACTGGCGGCGGGATCGGCGATGTTGTGCAGCTCCGCTGGGGCGAGAGCGAAGCCGAAGCCGAGCTGGCGACGCCGGAAGAAGCCACGGTGTCCGAAGACTGGTTCATTGATGGCTTCGAGCCGTTCCCTGGTCTGGGTGACTACGGCGCGACGCTCACGCCGCCCACCGACCTCGTATTCCAGGGCCGGGTCAAGCGCGGCAGCAACTATTCGGACTGGTCGAACTTCAAGACGCTCTCAATTGTCGACGGCGTGATGACCGCGCCGGGCTGGACCGATCTAACCAACCAGACGGCTTCGACCCGCGTCTGGTCCTCGGGCGTGACCGTGGCTGGAATGGCGTCGGGCGCCTATGCCCGCCTGCTGGGCACTGGTCCGCTCAAGGTCGGTTCCACCGTGTACGAGGCCGGGGACGAAGTCCAGGTGCAGAACGGCGCCACGCTTTATGCGGGCGTCGACACCTCGGGCACGGGCGGCGCGACGGTCAACAATGTCGTGACCAACCGCGGCGCGGCGCTGGAGACGTTCTCAGCCACCACGGCGGGCGCTGCGGCGGACTTCACCGTTACCGGCGCACCGGACGTACAGCATATCAACTACGGTAGCACAAATGCGGACTTTAACAACGTCCAGATGAACGCTGGCCGGAATATCATCTTCGTTGCCGGCAATCTGAACAACACTTCGATTACGGTTACAATTGATGGAAGTTCCTCGGGAATTACGCTGATTGATAAGGTGGCAACGGGCATCGAGAATGTTTTCGCCTACGAGGTAACGATTGGCGCCAACGATACTAAGGACATCCGCATTAGCGGTGGCAGCGTGCTTAAGTCGGTCGGTATCGTGGTTGGCGTTCTTTCGAATGCCGCAGCAGGCGCGCCGTCAGTAGTCAAGCTGTCGTTCAACTGGCGGGCAGAGCCCATTTCTATCGGCACCATGACAATCCCGGCAGATGGAATTGGCATCGCCTGCGCGGTCAACATCGACAGCGCGACATCTAGCGTTTGGACAGGCGCGACAGAGATTAGCGATAATTCCGCCACGACAATATCTCTTACTAGCGCAAAACTCACTGCGACGGCCAACCCGACGGTTGCCGCGGGCAGTGGTACTTGGGCCTATCAGTTCGCTGGCGCCCTCGGCCTCATCTTCGACAATGC